CCCCCTACGCGGGCTTACAGGAAAAGCAATCGAAATCGACTCGCTGAACAAGCGGCCGAGTTGCTTAGATTGCTCCTGTATGCTTCGATGACGAACATCGATGCGCGCGTAGGTGGTAGTTATTTGAGCGTGTCTTCCAAGACACGCTTACAACCAACAGAACCTAGTAAAGTCGGACACTGGGTCTGATTTCTAGGAGGACGTATGTCTTATGAACGTGTAAGAGCCAGAGACGAACGAGTATTCGTACCAGCGTTTACAGATCAGCTGGATGGAATACCGTCACATCTGAATATGCCTAACGGAGGTTCTTTGTTAGGTGTAAACAGTATCATGACTGATTTTAACAACGGCGACTACAAAAAACGTAGAGCCCGCGGCGAGATCGTCATGAGTAAATGTTATCTGGAGAAGACTACCACAGAAGCCGCTGAGACCAGTTGTACTTTTGGGCCACATCCCGTGTCCCCTACACTGGTCCTACACGGTAACTATGGTGGTTACGTTCTCGCAAATGCCCCTCAACCCACGGTACCATCTGTGGACCAGGATCAGTTGGTTTCACTTGCATTAACGAAATGTTATGCTAAGATGAATCAATCACCGATCATGGGAGGTGAGATCGCGCATGATTTAACGCGAACTCTTGGTATGTTGCGGCGTCCCCTGAAAGGATCTTTTGAGCTTATCGGTAAAATGCTCAAGTACAAAAAGATCCATTTAGGAAAAACAACCAAAAGCGCCACAAAAGCCAGTGCGAACGCATGGCTTGAGTATCGTTATGGTTGGTCGCCTCTCGTCATGGATGCAAATCAAGCATTCAAGCAGTCGTTCATGATTCATGAACAATACGAGAATCGACGGTTGGTTGCACGCGCCAGTGAGAATGCCATGACAGATTCGTCATTGGGTTTCACTGACGTTAACGCTGACGGGATACTTCTGTCAGGTACGACTGCGGTAAAGAAAGACTACCGCATTTCGGCAGGGGTTATTTACAGTGTTAAAGCTGTGAAAAGTGGTCTCGAAGCTGCAAATGCAATCCTTGGGTTTCGACCCAATGATTTAATTGCACTAGGCTGGGAGATCATCCCCTATTCGTTCGTTGTAGACTGGTTTGCCAACATCGGAACGTGGATTTCGGCTATTACGCCGGCCCCGGGTATTTCAATACTCGGGTCATGGGTGACTGGTGTAACAGAGTCCCGTGTTACTGTTACTGGGACAATGAAGTACAGTCGACCCAATCCTACGTTGTGGTACACAGACGCTTTTGGTACTGTAACTGAAACTACGGTACATTACTCAAGAGCGCCAAATCCAGCTCTACCGAATTCACCTGTTTTATCGAGTCAAGCTTTGTCGGTAAAACGCTCGCTGGATGCCGTATCGCTGTCTCTTGCCCCAATTAATCGGGGTTTGACCCAGTTATATCATCCAGCTCAACAGGCACTGCAACTTCTCACCGCCGGTGGAAAAACAAAAAATCGGTTTGGGAGGTAAGAGTGCAAAAAGGAGTTTCACATGGGACTGAAAATAATGTCTCTGCTTGCCAGTGCTACGGTTGCAGCATCTGGTGGTTCGGCCCTCGCTTTCGCCACAGATGGCGTTAGCATTGCAAATGGTCTTCATCTGATGGTGCCGGCGGATGCCGACTATCAGACTCGGAGACAGGTTACGGTAAAAAATCGCCCGCCTGCCTTCGATCAGAAGACTAGTTCGTACGGCAAGGACAAAAAGACGATGTCACTGACATTGCCTTTAGTTCTTGTAGACGGTCGCGTTGTATTCAACGTGATCCGCGTCGAACGTGAAGTCCATCCCACGTTAACAGCCGCAGCTGCGCTCGAACTGAATAAGCTCGCCGCACAATTGCTGACGGATGCTGACACGACGGACTTCTGGGCCAACGGGTCGCTCGAATAGCGATCCGCTTTCATGCACCCCCTACGGAAAAGTGGAGGTAACAAATGAAGACCATCCTTAAGGCTCGAAGAAATTCAGCCGATCAGATGATGCTCAACGTAGCATCGTCCCTTCTCAGGGACTTCCAAATCAATCTTAACGACCCTAGCTTTTGCAGTGATCTTCAGGGTGCTTTACGCACTGGAGACATTGCTAGGATACGTGAATTGACCCCGGTACCGACAAACGATATGGATGTAGCCACGTATAAGGCTACGTATCAGATGCAGTCGGTGTTGAAGAGATACAGATTCCGAAAGGATATCTACAGCGATCAAGAATTAGAAGATATGTCGATTCAGACATTCCTCGAAACTCAAGATCGGCTAGCCAACGTTGACTTCGATCTTCTAGATTTGCATTCAAAGAAGATCTTAGATCGCGCGGCTCGTTATGTGGCCAGAGTTTTAGGTCCATACAGCGACGAAGAATGTCGCACTCTCTCCCGGTTTGGAAGAAAGGCATCGGTCGGAGTTCCTGCTAACGTAGCTTGTGAAGCTGCTAAATGGGAGCTCCCGCTTTCCGGTTCCTTCGAGCAAATTACTTGGTTCAACAAAGAAATGAGTGAAGTTGAGTGTGTCCAAGAATACTGGACAGCTCAATTAGACCGTGCTTTACAAAAGCAGGTCTACCAGGTAACAGACTCGCTGAGGTTGACGCTAGTCCCCAAAACGTTTAAATCTTTACGAGCAATCATGCCGAATACCACAATTGGCTCATATCAGAGTCAGGGAATAGGCGAGATGATACGGAAAAGGTTAAAGCGGGAAGGCTATGACATTTCGTCTCTTCAACAGAGACATAGGTCATTAGCTCAGACAGCAAGTGTATACGATATGCATACTACTGCTGATCTTTCTAATGCTTCGGATTCTATTACCGTTGCTTTAGTTAAACGATTGTTACCTCCTGATTGGTTCGAAACGATGAATCTTTCGAGAATAGGGACAGTCGAGTTGCCAAATGGTCAACGTGTTGAGAGTTTAACTTTCTGCACAATGGGCATAGGCTACACATTCCCGCTACAAACGTTGGTCTTCTTGGCTCTGTTAAAGGCGATCGAGGCTTATCATTTTCATGCCTCTGATCGTAGGCTCATCTCGGTGTATGGTGACGATATGATATATGCGTCACGTATGCACCCTCTTGTGCTGTTTTACTTTAGCAGTGTTGGCTTTGTGATAAATCTTGATAAAACCTATCACACTGGCAACTTCAAGGAGTCCTGCGGTGGTGATTACTACCGTGGGGTGGACGTACGGCCATTTCAACCTAGAAATGGCTCTGCAAGCATAGGCGATAAAGCCTATGAGGCGATGCTCTACAAGTTCACTAATGGTTTACTAGTGCGCTGGTCTGAGCATGAGATCGGTAACACGCTTAACTTTCTGGTGTCTACAGTCTGTGACCTGGTCAACAAAGTTAAAGTTGTTCCAGGTGACTATCCTGACGATGCCGGTGTTAAGTGTGTTAGTCTCGGGTGCTACGGTTTTCTAGTACCCGCGGTTAGGTGTCAACCGAAGCACATAGGTCACGGCGTGTATCGCTTCTCATTTCTCAGGTTAGTTCCTGGTGAAAGAAAGGAGTTACGTCATGCGCCCTACCTTTGGTTGGCCCTCCGTGGT